GGTAACACAAGCAAGAACAGAAAACTCAACAAATGTAGCAACAACGGCATATGTTAATCGTGCTAATGCTTTTACTGACCCGAACGACATTTATTTTAATGTTGGGGTTGGTGGTGGTTCAGGAACAATAAACTTGAAAAGAATGAACTATGACCCGATTTTTGCGGTTTCTGCGATATTATTTAGTACTCAAATGAATTTTAATGCTATTCGTTTAGACGCAGGAGTTACTTATACGGGCGTGACTACTTATTTCCCCGTGTCACCAACAGGCGCACAACTGCGAATTGGTATGTATGAGGCTGGTGGAAACTTATTAGCATCTACGGGTACTTATACTTCCGTTGGAGTTGTTGGATTTCATTCAATAAATTTTACTACCGCATATACGCCTACATCAAATATTACGCTTTGGATTGGAACTCACGTACTCGTTTCAACAACGAACCAACAACTCGCATCAAGTACTGGTGGTATTTCAGCGACAAATTGTAGTCCAGCTCCAAATGCTACAATATGTGCTGGGAGAGCTTTCAATATTACTAAACCCGCAACATTTCCAGCAACACTAAACGGAGTTGCGAAAACGGCACATAATTTTAGTTACTGGTATGGTCTCTATTAGAGGGGTAACCCCTCTTGCTCCCCTTTATTAGGAAGGTTATAGGAAACGCAGTTTCTTATTTAACTTCTCTGCTTATAGTAATGATGTTGAGCGAAATCTTTTTTACATTTTTGGTAACATCTATTATAGGCTGTTGTTTAGCGACAACTAGAATGATTTATCGCAGTAAGTGTCGTTCGCTTGAGTGCTGTGGGATTAAGATTTTGCGTGACGTAAGAGCAGAGCAACAACTGGACCAGCAAGTTCCAAGAACGCAAAGTATGGCGACGTTGCAACCAAACCAGGATTTCGTTTAGGGGAGCGGATTAACCACAAGTTCGCCACAAAAGAAATTAATTAGAATAGTTGGTTAATATATACGTAAAGTTGCTGTTTAATTGCTGTTTAATAGCATATAAAGCCATTAAAATATTTTAATGTTTCTTTAAGCAATTAATTTAATTAATTAATCGCATTTATGGCATAGTTCCAGTTAAATTATACATAACTTTTATGTATAATTTCTTTTTATGAATACTTGTGTTTAATTCAAATACCTTTTTGTATACATTTTACTGATGGGATAATTTAATTCATCATCAGCATAAAATAAAATATTCTTACGGCAATATTTCTTTAAATCTATTGTTAGTAATAAATCTGTTAAATCATCGGTGCTTCCACATTCGTGCTGATATATCGTATCTTCATCTTCAAGTATTAGAACTAACTTGGGCATTATATACTTATACAATTAATTGCCTAAAGTCACTTTCCTAAATTAATTCACGCATTTTTCTTTATATAAAAATTCTGTTGACTCTCGATTGAGTTACCCATTGCCTCTGCTGTTTCCTCCATCTTCTTGTAGAGTCCGTCCTCGTAGATGACATGGTTGATATATGAACTGCGAATCAAGTCAATCCCTAGACCGAACAAGCTTGTCAACTTCTTTGAGAGAGAAGATGATGAATATGGTTTGCCTCCTTTTGCCTCTAACAAATAACCGGACTGATTCTCCTTTACCGCTTTGGTTATGTACGGCATTATCTCTTTCGGGACTATCACAGTCTGTAACCCATACTTCGCACTCGTCTTGTATTGGTTTAAATAAATCTTGTTCTTCACTATATAGTTATCCGTCTCCCGGTCATAGTCGCGAGTCTTCACCGACGCATATTCGAGTCTGCGGGGTGGGAAATAAACACCGGACATCAAGACACTTATCACCACATCATTTAGATTCTCTTTTGTTTTTTCCTTTTTATACTTCGCAATAATAGCATCGTTCTTCTCTTTAAGTTGTTCTGGCTCTAACATCTTTTCTTTTCTCTCTGGACTCATTACCTTCTTTTTATAATCGTCATTCACAATCTTGATATCCTTTGACATTTGCTCTCCATACTTCTGGTTGCCGGTTAGAACAAAGAGACCCGAGAGAGCCGTCTTACGTGACTGCGCCATAGGATTTGCTGAAATGTGTTTGAGGATTACGTCCGTGTTGTTAAAACTTTTCATGTCCTGCGGTAATTCCGTTTTCTTAATTAGGCTAAAGAGAATCGAAGTATAAGTTTTCAAAGTTGAATCGGTCAGTTTACGTTGGTCCAAAAGGCTTTTCTTAATGTCGTCTCTAAATTCGCTCATTTATATATTACCTAAACATTTTAATTTAATTAGATTTAACTAAATATAACTAAACGACAATTCGTCCTAAAATCTCTAATCGTAATTCTTCTCTTGTTTTCTTTTTACCTGTAACTCTATAAATTGGTATACCTTTATCCACGGCTGTTTTTTGTAACTCGCCTAACGATTGGTAATTACTTTTTTTCTCTTTGATTGGGGGCATTCGTCTTCCAGCTGGCGCGTCTTTTTCAAGGTCACTGGCAGTATCTTTTATTATTAATCTTTTCTTTGGTGGCTTTGATTTAGAAGTTCCTTTTGTGGCTACATCGCTTGCTATATCGCTTGCTACCGGAACATCTCTCGCTATGCTTCCGCTATCACTAAAAATACTGTAGGGGTCGTTCATTTTTACTTCAGGCTTTTTAAGAACAACTACCTCCTTTTGTTCATCGATAATTGGTTTCTTTTTAATTGATGATTTCTCGCTTGGTAGATTAAACCCACCTATAGATGAAATGCTTTCAGGTACACTTACATCGCTTGAAGGTTGAGAAATAAATTGAGAGTTAGATATACTTGAGGATACACTTGGGGGAGCCTTTGGCTTTTTCTTTTTAAATATAAAATCTGCGACTGACTGTGATGTAATACCTGTTTCTTTTGATAGTTCATTTAACATACTTGCTATGCTTTTATCATCAGCTGGTTTCATTTCACTACGAGCAGGAGGAGTTGGTAATAAAAACCTACCGCTTGAGGCTTCACTTTTATCTGTGGTTAAAGGTGGTTTCGTAGATATGATTGACGTAGGCGGTGGTGGTACAGGTCTAGGCATCACAATAGGTCTATCGTCCGGTATAACTGGTTTTATTGGAACAATAATAGATTCAGGGGCTGAAACTGGCTGCACTATTGGAATAGATACGTTTTCATCACCAATAACCCTAACTGATTCTTCAGCAAATGTGGGTAACACAACTGGCTCACTAATACTGATTGGTGTGCCTAAACTTGGGGCAGATGGAGTAGGATTAAAACCACCGGAGGATTGTATCGGTGACGGGTTAAAGAAAGGCTGGGGAATTGGAACTGACCCGCTCATGGAAATAATGGGCTGGACGCTAACCTGTGTGGGTAGTTGAGTCTGTCTTTGTCTAGGCTTTGATGCGCGTCGTCGCCTGGCTTTCTCTTGCTGATTAATGTTTACGACTACACGCTGACTTTGTTTCTGCTTTTGTAAGGCGGTAGCCGACGGCTTTAAGGCGGGCTTCTTCGGTTTCCTTGCTTTTGCTTTGGGAGGCATTTATATTGTAAGTTTATTTTATTTTTTTGTCTTGTAGTATATTAATGGATTGGAAAGAGTTACTGCTAAAACAGGGAGAACTGTCTCAAATTTATAACCGGCAAAGACGTGAATACAAATTAAAAAAGAACCGTGAAGAGAAGGCAAGAGAAAGAACCTTAAGACAAAATAAAAAGGGCGGGGTCATAGTCATTTTAGACGGTAAAACCCCGTAATTATTTATGAACGATTCTATCAAAAGAGACACAATTGCTTTTATCACCCTTTACAAACGTTACGATGATAGACATTCCAAACCATTTGAAAACTTTTGTAAAATGTATATCATCTAAAAAATAGCCATTGTCATTAAATAACTTAATTCTTTTGGCTGTCAAATTATGAATTCCTAATAATAATGAAATGACCCGGGGTTGCAATTGAATACATTTCTTAAGAATAGCGTTTAAGATTGAATAGGGTGGGTTGGATATTATCATGTCTACTTTTTCATTATATTCAAAAAAATCCTTCCCCATTTCGATTTCAGTAAAATCATAATGGCAATTTGGCAAGAACTCTTCATACAAATTAAAATAATTACCAGAACCAAAAAACGGGTCTAAAATATAATCTCCTTCTTTTACATATTTTTTCATTTTTTCTAAATGTATCTTTACTAATGATAGTGGAGTATAAAAAACATCATTAGGCACTTCTCTCTTTTTTATATTTGTAGCAATAGAACTATCCATATAATATATAACTACAAAAGGTTTTATGTCGTAAGGACCTTTCATTTCATTTTTATTTTAATTTCATTTTAATTTTAATAAAAAATTGAGTTACTTTTTTGCGTTTAAATATATTCCTATACTATACTATGGCTGGTTTTCACACAAAAACATTTTTAAAACACGACGATTATATGACACCAAAAACGGCTTGGGAAGCGATACAGAATTTTATTCCAAAAGATAAAATAATATGGGAAGCCTTTTATGGTGATGGTCAAAGTGGTCAGGTGGGAAGCCTTTTATGGTGATGGTCAAAGTGGTCAGGACTTGAGAGAACTGGGTTTTAATGTCATACACGAACCAGTTGATTTCTTTGAAAATGATTTAGGGGAAATTATTGTGAGTAATCCACCTTTTTCTAAAAGTGGGGAGATTCTTTTAAGATTAAAAGCGCTAGGAAAACCCTTCATTGTTATTTTTCCATCATCAAAAATCAACACGCAATATATACGAAAATTATTTAGCGATACACCGGATAAATTACAGATTATTATTCCACGGAAAAGAATTCAGTTCATTAAAAAAATGAATGGAGTAACGCCAGAGGGCTGGAAGAACGCCTGTAATTTCGATTGCTTTTATTATTGTTGGAAAATGAATTTAGAAAGGGATATTACCTGGTTGGCTTAAAGAACCCCCTTTTTATTGGGACGGACTTGCTTAACGATAAATACGAAAAATAGAAAAGATTTCTTGAAACTATTTTGTAACCCCCAAATGCCAAGTGCCAAGTGCCGGAAGTTGGTAGATGGAAAAAAGACCTATGCGAAAGTTTGTTGAAAAGGTTTTCTAGATTTCGTATTTATCGTTAAGCAATTCCTTTCCTTAATTTTGGGTGTCCCCTACTGATTAATGTTATTTAGGAAATCAATATAAAGAAATCTTTATAATATATATAGATATAAAATGGAAGACATTACCGAACCCGAAGAGCCGAAATCTCGTGCGTACATTCGTGAATGGAAGCGTCAAAATTACCAGAAAAATGGTGAGACAATGAAGGCAACCCAACGCGCCTATTATTATAAATACAAGAATGGTATCAGCGACGATGACATGCGTCGATACAAGACTTTGTTGCCTCTCGTGTCAAAAGTATCAAAAGGCTTGGAACAGCTCAAGGAAGCCAACCCCGAAATTCTCAAAGAAATCCTTGAAAAATTCCTTGAAGTTTAGGAATATCTCTTATTATTTTCCCCATTTACCGAAAATAATAAAAAATTGATTGCTTCCCCCAGCCAATTTCCCAAAGACATAACCCCCATATCCCTTAAGATATTCCATAAAATTGAATTACTTTAGGCAATTAATTTTATATTAAAAAACGATATAAAGAATTATCTTTATAATATATATAATATAAAATGGCAACCCAACCACTCCCGCTTACTCTTGCTAAACGCTGTTCTGTCTTGGACGGAATGGTAATGATTGAATACGTGCCTTTGGAAAGGATTAAGGCGCTTCTCACAAGCAATCTGTTACTCTTATCTTGGGGTGAAGATTACAACTGGGATTTTCACAAGAAACTGATAATGGAGCAGTATGTGAGTGAAAAAGAAATGATTAATAAATATTTACAAAATTACAATAAAAATCTGGGAGGTATAAGCGTGAAATATGGAAAGCCAAAGCACAAATGGGGTCGTTCGTTCCCTTTCAAATCACTTGGATTGTCGTGTATCCGTAAAGTCATTCGAAACTCCTTGATTGACGGCATATATTACGATTGTGACCTCAAAAACGCTCAACCTGAAATTATAAGAAACCTGTGTGAAAGCAATAACATTCCTTGTCCTATTATTAAACAGTATTGTTCTAACCGGGTAAGCCTTCTTCTTCAAGTCCAAGACCATTACAAAGTAAGCAGAGATGTAGCAAAGGAGTTGTTTATTAGACTCTGTTTCTTTGGTTCGTTTGTGGGTTGGTGCATGGAAAACAAAATTACGGATAAACCCCCCTTGGAGTTCATCACACTTTTTGAAAGGGAACTCAAAGATATTGCCAACATAGCAAAAAAGGAGAACCCTACCCTTTACGAAACCGCAAGGAAAAAGAAGGAGGACAGCGGTGAAGCAAAAGAAAACAAGGTGCTTGGTTCATTCTTCGCTTTATACAATCAGGAATACGAAAGCAGAATTGTTGAGGCGGTCCTGTGTCATTTAATTAATCAAACCGATTTAATGAAACTACCAGGAACCAATACTGCTACTGGTGCTTACGAGTATGACGGACTGAAAATATTAAAAACAAATGTGGATATGTATGAAGGCGGTTTAGACGCTGTCTTGGAACTTTTGAATGAGAAAACATTTGAATTGACCGGATTTCGTTTAGAGTGGACTTCCAAACCATACGAAGAAACTTACGACTTGACCGAATGGATAGAACAAGTTCAAGAAGACGAGAAACCGAACGACGAATTACTTCTTGATATGTACTTGATTGATTCCGCTATTAATAATGCTGATTGCGGTATTATTGAAACCCTTATGAAAATCAAGAAGGACCACTATATATACTCGGTTGATAAAACCGACGGCAGTAAGGGCGAGTGGTATGGCTGGAATGATACTCGTTGGGAGAAAAGCGATGCACCACTGAAAAAGGCAATCATGTATAATGTGCCAGAATATTGGAGGAGTATAATGAAAAAGTGGAACGAAGAATACGAGGATAAAGTGTTTGAACCAGGAGAAGAGCCTGATTGTAATTATAAACTTTGGAAAGAAACAACGAAACGTATGGAGGCTCGTATATTTACTCTTAAAACATCAAGCGGAATGACTTCTTGTGTGTCTGTTGCGAAAACCCTAATGGCTAATTACACCTTGGAGTTCGACGCAAAGGAAGACCTGTTTGGTTGTGAGAATGGTGTCCTGGATTTTGCGGAGGAATGTTTTCGCCCTTATCGCTTTGACGATTTTATTACCTATTCTTGTGGTTACGATTTCACACCTTCCCTAATTGGCTTCAAGGTAATTGAACAAGATAGGTGCCGTCGGGTGGTGGCAGCTGATTTAACAGCTGATTTCTCTGCCTCCTTCAAGCTGATAATGGACTGCTATGGTAAGATATTTCCGGACGAAGAACTCCGCAACTATTTCTTCAAGATTATTTCTACCGGTCTTTCCGGCAGAGCGATTGAAAAGTTCTTTGTGTTTAACGGAGCAGGACGAAACGGCAAAGGTCTAACAAACGAGTTTCTTGAAAAGGTATTTGGTAGTTATTTCGTGAGTGTATCTCCTACCATTTTCAGCGAAAATCAAAAAAACAAGTCGTCTGCCTCGGCAAATCCTGAAATCGCCAAGTTGGATAAGAAACGCTACATCGTAAGCAAAGAACCGCAGAAAGACGCGCCTTTACACAATTCAGTAGTAAAAGATGTTACTGGTGGTGGTAACACTTCTGCACGTATGCTTTATAGTTCCAAGACGCAAGTGAAGTTGTGTGGTACACACGTTATGGAAGCAAATGTAAAACCTAATTTTAGCGAAGCACCACAAGAAGCAGATGTAGAACGCATTAATGATATATTGTTTCAAAGTTTATTCACGGGCGAAGAAGACAGGTGGGACGAAACCACGGGTGAAACCAACCACATTTATCCTTTGGACGCTGGATTAAAGGAGACCTTGAAATCTTCTATTTCCATTAGAAACGCGATGTTGAATGTTTTGTTACACAATCTAATGATGGTAAAAGCACAGTGCTATAACGTGGATTTCTTCAAACCTGACAGCGTGAAACAGCGTTCACTTGCTTATTTACAAAATTCGTATGACTTGCACAACATATTCAAGTCGCTCTTTGAGAAGCGTCAAGAGGAGAATAAGAATAGGTATGAGAACTGGAAGGGTGACTTAAAAGACGAAGATTGGACTCTTCCAAAGGTTGTGGGTGTTATCCGTAAATCCCAGGATTTCTTTGAATTACCAAAGTCCAAGCAGAAGGAATACAAGGCTGATGTGGTAGAAGAATTCTTCAAGAAAAACAGTTTTTACAAATCAAGTATATATATGGATACTGATAAACACGCGTTCAAAATGAAAAACTGGCGATTGAAACCCCAGGAAGAGGAATTAGACGAAGAATAGTAACTTGGGTACCGGTTTATATTGTTTTGTGTTATAAAGGGCGAGCCATACTTTACGAAATTTACGAAATCTAGAAAACCTTTTCAACAACTTTTCGCATAGGGGCTTTTACCAACTACCAACTTCCGGCAGTTGGCACTTGGCATTTTGGGGGGGGCAAATACTTTACAAAAAACTTTTCTAGATTTCGTAAATTTCGTGGATAAACATCGAGTTTTATAATACTTATATTATAAATCCCTTCTATAACCTTCTATGTTCTATTTTAGCCACTTTTATTTTCTCTATATATTCTATAAATGTCAGCCGAAGATTTAGGAGAATTAGAATCAAAAACCGACACAGAATCCCTGCCGGACCAAATACAGAAGAGTAAGCCGAAGAAACCCCGGACGCAGAAACAAATCGATGCATTTGAAAAGGCACGTAAAATTCGTGACGACAAGAGAGCTGAACGCAAAGAGGTAAAAGTGAAAGCCGAGACTGAATATAAACAGCAGAAAGAGGCGAAGATAGTGAAGAAGGCTTTAAATATCAAAAAGAAACAGATTCTAGCGGACGCGGATTTAGACGAGGTGAGTGAGACAGATGATATTCCCATTGAAGTCGTCAAGAAAATAATGAAGAAGTACCCCAAAAAATCATTGCCAGCCAAACAAGAGCCAGTTGTACAACCAGTGTATATGCCGACGTTGACATTTATTTAGCAGGGGATAAAAAATCCCCCCGCACCCCCCTTTATTTAATATATGTTTTTGCTATACTTTTTTTAAAAGTATAATATATAAAATGGATATATTAAATTCTATCCCCGTGTTGAGTGAAGAGACACCCGTTGCTCCAGTAACATTAAAAGACATTCAAGCCATACACAGCAGTCTTACTTTGGATAATCCTTTAACCTTTCAAATCTTTCTTATCAAGAGACCCGATATAGTAGGTGACGAGAGAAACACTTATTTATTAATAATAGACCGCTTAAGGGCTAACGAGAAGTTCCGCTATGAGTCAGCCATGTCGAGTATGATGACGGCTGATATACAACCACAGACTGACGCTTAATATAATCTCTGCTTATGTTAAATGAATAGCGATTATATACAAGAGGACATTAGAATTATTAATTTATATTCGCAATCCGCAACAACCTATCTTAACGGTACACTTAAATCCAATGTCACTTTTAATTTCAAGAACATATTAAGAGAAGAACCTGATATTATTTATTCAACAATTGGTATTAGCACAGCTCAAATCCCAGTCAGTTACTTTACTGTTAACGAATATAATAATGTTTTAGCAACTGGTTTAGGTAATGTAACAATCACAAGGGGCAACTATAATGCTTCCACATTACGCACGGAATTACAAACCAGATTATTAGCAGTAGGCATTACTGGAATGGTGGTAACAATTAATTCATCAACAGGCAGATTAGTTTTTACAGCATCAATACCATTTTCTTTTTTACCTTCTATTGCCCTTGATATTTTAGGATTTGATAATACAACTTACACAAGTGTAGGAAATGTTATTAACGCCCCTTATTTATTAAACCTTTTAGGCATTCAGCAACTCCGCATTAATAGTAATGCTTTAGCTTGTTCCAATAGTAACTCAACGCAGATGGGAGAAAGTAATATTATTGGTGTTATTCAATCAACAGCACCGCCCTTTGGCATGATTTTATATGCGAATCAAACAAGTTATTCGGTATTAAGAAGTAAAAGCGTATCCCTTATTGACATTCAAATTTTAGACGAAAATGGTAACTTTGTAGATTTTAATAACGTAGACTGGACCTTGACTTTACAACTAACATTATTTAGAAAAATCCCTATACCAACCAATTCAGCCGATTTTTTGCGACCTATTTTAGCAACTTTGGGGGCAATCCAAGGAGATTTAGAAGGAGGAAATCAAGGAACTTCTCCAGGTCCGCCTCCCGATGACTCCGGTCCAAGCGTAGCAGACAATTTAGTAACTCAAGAGAATCAAGAACAACAAGATTTATTGAATGATGATAGCAATAGTTTAGACATAATGAGTTACAATAAACAACTTCCGTCTTAATTTTATTTTCTTTTGATAGATTATAATGTTGCCTCGTGAACTCCAATACGTGCCTACTCTTCCGTCTCTCGGGGAAAATGTGACAAACACCACCGTTGTCATTGCGCCTTCGAATGGGTCCTCATTTAGCGAATCGTCGATTATACAGTTCGACCTGCCCCAGCGTGGTTTCCTCGACCCTAACTCGCTTTACCTACGTTACAGAATTACGCAGACATCGGCAGCCGGTGCTGAAATTCGTGGAACCCCATGCTACACGCCCTTTGTGAATTTACAGACCATCTTCGGCTCATCAATCGTCGAAAATATCCAGAACTACGGGCAATTACAGAATATGCTTGTGCAACTTACTCACAACGGTTCCCAGAAATCGGGTCTTGCTTCTGCTTATGGTCTTGGTGATTACGCCGTTGTCACGGCAACGACTTTGTTGGGTGCTAACATCAACGGTCGTATCTGTACATCTAACGAAACCATTTCTGTTGCTTGCCCTTTGAGATGTGTCTTGAGTGAGGCAGAGAAACTTGTGCCTTTGGCTATGATGTCCGGTGTACGAATTCAATTGACGGTTGACTCCATCGTAAATATTTTCAGCACAGTAATTCCCTCGGCTTTTGCTCTTACCAACATGGAGCTTGTTTACGACCAAATTGACTTTGGTGCTGGGGTTGAGGCTATGGTTCGTTCTATGGGCGAGAAAATCTACGTCAAGAGTGCATCCTACAGTTGCTCTAACAACACTCTTGCTTCAGGTTCATCAGGAACTTTGGATTTACTTTATAACACGAGACTCTCAAGCATCAAATCTTTATTTACAAGCTTCGGCGGAACGTCCGCTCAATCTGTTAACAAAATGTATGACAGTTATGACCCAACGTCCTCCAACGGAGATATACAGTGGTCTATCGGCGGAATTCAATACCCGGCTCGTCCTATCTCCACTGTTACCAGCAAGGCAGGTGCGCTCATGGAATTAAAGCAAGCCGTGGGCGGGGTGATGTCAAGCGAAACAAATAATTTTGCCATCTCGACTGGTGAATTTAACGTTAGCGGTAACGCTACCACCACCGTCCGTATTCCGGGTAAATTCTACCCTTCAGTAAATACCGAAAAGCTTTCTACAAATAATGCTTTGCTAACCGGAATTTCGTCTGTTTCCGCGCCAATCGGTGTTCGCATAAATACTGCAACTGCTCTTCCCCAGGCGTATAACGTCGCACTTTTCGCTTTATTTGACGCGTTGCTGGAAATAGACACTGTCAGCCGTAATGCAACAGTAAAACAATAAATCCCTTATTATAAGGAAAGGAATTGCTTAACGATAAATACGAAATCTAGAAAAACATTCTTACAAACTTTCGCATAGGGCTTTTTTCCATCTACCAACTTCCGGCACCTGGCACTTGGCATTTGGGGGTTACAAAATAGTTTCAAGAAATCTTTTCTATTTTTCGTATTTTTATTTAAGCAAGTCCGTCCCTTATTAAAGTTATAATATATGATTATTATATTATGACCTACGAGATAACAGATTATTCATTTAAACAGGCGAGTAAGTTGGGAGTTGAAATAAAGCCATCAAAAAACAAGAATAAAAAAATCGACGTATTTAAGCAAGGTAAAAAGATTACTTCTATTGGAGCAGCTGGTTACAGTGATTATCCAACCTATACCAAAACAAAAGGTAAAGAGTATGCTGAAGAGAGAAGGAAATTATATAAATTAAGACACGCAAAGACTTCTAAAATTAAGGGAAGCCCCTCTTTTTTTGCGACAAATATCCTTTGGTGACCTAAATAAATTTGAGGTGTTTAGCATCAACGACAGATGACTTGCTTTTAGGATTTACAGAAGCGTAAACTCTTGCTTGCGCCCACTGTTCAGCTGATTTAACAGTAGGTCTTACAGATGCAGTTTTAAAAGCCCCTATGCCCTTGTTGTAAATGGTTTTTAATCCGCTCAACTTATAACCAGTTATTTTAGAAATCTCTGGTAAGGTGTGACTTTCATCTTTGCTAAATCCATATTTTTTATTAAACTGATTCTTGTAGGTAACAACCATTTTATAATATAATATAATATTATAATATGAGCCACATCACCATCAAACTTAATGACAAACCATTTTTACCCAAGTGTGAATTTCTTTGTGACGTTCCGCTTGCTGAAAAATTAAATGACTATGAACTTACCCGCTTTATGAACTCACACTCAACCAATTTATTTATAGGTAAACCGAAATCAGGGAAGACTTCTCTCTTGTATTCTTTTTTCAAATCCAAGAAATTATTTAAAAAAGTCTTCCACAACATCTATGTCTTTCAACCAAGCCGTTCAAGACAATCGATGAGCGACAAACTCTTTGATACATTACCAGCAGACCAGCTTTATGAAGAACTGGATTACGAGAATCTCAACGAAGTCATGACGAAGTGTAAAGAGAGTGACCCGAAAGAAAACAACGCCATACTGTTTGATGACATGGGTGCTTACCTCAAGGATACTGAAATTTTGAAACTGTTAAAGGAACTTATAATGAACCGCAGACATTTACACGTGAGTTGTTTCTTTCTCTCTCAAACATATAAATCAGTTCCCAAAGAGATAAGAAAGTTGTTCTCTAATATCTTCCTATTTAGAGTCTCAAAGCATGAACTAGAAGATGTATTTAACGAACTGATAGAACAACGCAAAGACGATGTTTTAGCAATTTCAAAATTAGTATTTGACAAGCCTTTTCAATATTTATTTATAAACACAGACACACAACGACTTTTTAAGGGCTTTGATGAAATCATTATAGATTAATTTCTTTTGCTATGTTATAATGGGACTTTCTAAAATCGCGCGAAGAGCCGATAGCAAAATAGCCAGGGGCGTAAATGTCGCCAACAAGGTTGTGTCAAAAGGCGGTCAAGTTTTGGATAAGACCAGCAATGTTTTAGCCAAAGTGAGCGCTGTGAGTGGTAAGGTATTAAGCAACCCAATTGTGG